GTGAAGGCGGGCCTCCTGGGTTATGTCATCGGCGGGGCGTGGACCAGCCCCGAGGTGTCACGCATCTGCGTCTCCAGGAACGTTTTGCCCAACGAGACTGCGGCCAGATACCAGTCGACGCGCATCGTGCTCAACGTCTTCCGGGAGACCCATCACTTCAACACGCAGAAGGTGCCAGCGACCTCGCTGAATCCCCGCGTCTACGAAGCGTTCGCCTGCGGAGCGCTCGTGGTGAGTGAGTGGCGTCCGGAAGCCGACCGGCTCGTGCCGGAGATGCCGGTCTTCCACAGCGAAGACGAGTGCGTGTCCCTCATCACGGACCTGCTCGCGCAGCCCGACAAGGCCGAGGCGATTCGGCTGGCGTGCTGGGCGCGGATTCGTCCGCACACCTACACCGCCCGGCTGCGGACGGTCCTCGAAGTCTGCGGCCTGCGGCAACCGACGTTCCCCGAAGGAGTGACAGCGTGGCCAACGTGAACGCGGCGTACTGGGATCGGGGCGTCGATCAGGTCGAGCGCATGACCGGCCTCGGCACGGCCCCCTCGCCGGACGCGCTGGCTGGTGCGGACATCCGGGACGTCTGCCGTCGCCTGGGGATCCTGCTGCCCGTGCCGAGCCTGTTGGATGTCGGCTGCGGGACCGGCCGACTCCTGCCGATGGCCGAAACGTACATGGGCGTCGACATCTCGGCCTCGGCCGTGAAGTACTGCGCGGCGCGTGGCGTGCCTGCCCTGCTCATCGACGGGCCGGACGAGTTGGCGCGGTTCGCGGCCGACCAGTTCGCCTGGGTGTGGGCGTGTTCCGTCTTCACGCACATCGGCCGCGAGGAACAGCAACGCTACCTGGGGCAGTTCGTCCAGATCGCCGAGCGGCTGCTGGTGGACATCCTGCCCGGGGACCGGGGTGCGGGACCGGCCCGGTGGGGAACGGACGAGGCGATGTTCCGCGATGACCTGACGGCGGCAGGCTATCGCATCGAGCCGCTGACCGTGGATGTCTCGGATGGGGCCGGTCCGTCGGCGGCACGCCACCGCTACTTCGTGGGGGTTCGCGCATGACGCCGACCTACCCGTGCGTGTCCGTGGTCACGACCGTCTATGACCGCGTGGCCTGTCTGGACCGGTGCCTGCGTGCGATGCGGCACGTTCGGAACACCAACTTCGAGCAGATCGTGGTGTCGGACTGCCCGGCCCCGGAAGTCCAGGACCAGATCCGCAACGTCGTCGCCAGCGCCGACCCGCGTATGCGCGTACAGCACTACAACCTGCCTGAACGTCACAACGACTGGGGGATGACCCCGGCCTGGGTGGGCGTGAAGCAGGCGCTCGGCGAATACGTCTGCTTCCTCAGCGACGACAACGCGTATCTGCCGGACCACTTTCCGCCCCTCGTGGCGCTGTTGGACCAGCACCCCGGCCTCGGCTTCGTCTACAGTTCGTGCCTCTACGACGGCCGGTGTGAACTGCGGACGGCCCCGCCCATGGGGGCGCGGATCGACCTCGGGCAACCGCTGTTCCGCCGACAGGTCTTGCTCGACTGCTTCCCGCGTGGGTTCCCGTGGCATGAGTTCGCCTGGGACTGGCGGCTGATTCATGCGCTCATGGAACGCGGCGTGACCTGGAAACACCACGACGCCCTCTCGTTCGTCTTCCGGCTGGCCTCGTATCCGGCCCTGATGGAGTCACTCGCGTGAGCCTGAGCATCATCGTGCCGACGTGCGGCCGGTCCTCGCTGCGGCACACGCTGGCGTCCCTCGCCGGACAGCCGTTGCCGCCGGACGACGAAGTGCTGGTCTGCGGGGGACCGGCCGAGGCGATGTCGGCCGTCGCGGACTACGGGGCGCGGTATCTGCCCTGGCCGTCCGGTCACAACTGGGGCTGCGGGGAACGCACGCACGCCATCGCGCAGGCACGCGGCACGCATCTGGCCTTCCTGGACGACGACGATACCTGGCTCCCGCGTGCGCGAGCCCACATCGCCCGAGCCGTCGCGGACGCGCCGGACCAGCCGATCTTGTTCCGGATGCAGTACGCCTCGGGCCGTGTGCTGTGGGACAAACCCCGGCTGCTCGTTGGCAACGTCAGCACGCAGATGATCGTGGTGCCGAATGACCCGCTGCGGCTGGGAACCTGGAGCGTGCGGCGCGAAGGCGACTACGACTTCCTGGCGTCGATGCGCTGGCGTCCCGAAGCGATCGTGTGGCGTGAGGAAGTCATCGCGCAGATTTGGAAGGACGCATGAGGTCAGAACTTCAGCACTTGCCGCAGGGCTGGTTCCACCACGGCGAGAAGATCCTGGACCTCGTGGACCAGTACCGGCCAGCCGTCACCGTCGAACTCGGCACCTGGAAAGGAGCCTCGGCGATTGCGCTGGCGCGGCTGGTCCGGACCTGGGGCGGCGTCGTCTACTGCATCGACACCTGGACCGGGGCCGCGCGTGGCGGGAAGGCCGGAACCGTGTCCGGCACGCCGGCGATGCTGCTGGAGTGTGCGACGAATCTGGTGGCGGCAGGTGTGGCCCCGGTCATCCGGTTGATTCCGACACGAACGGACATGGCGGCGGCACTCTGGAGCCTGCCCATCGACTTTCTGTACGTCGATGCCGACCACACGAAGGCATCAGCCCGAGCCGACCTGGACGGCTGGTGGCCGCACCTGCGCGTCGGGGGACTGGTAGCCGGGGACGACTACGACAGTCCGTTGTATCCCGGCGTGCGTGAAGCCTGGGACGAATTCGAGCAGGACCAGGGCCAGCACTTCGAGCGGTTCGCCACGCCGAACACCGACCCGCCAGGGATGCGGCTGGTCTACGGGACGAAGGAGGTCTGGTTGTGAGTCTCGTCACACTCGACCAAGCGAAGAAGCACCTGCGGCTCGACATTCCGACGACGCCGACGCCGGACCCGGAAGATGCCGACCTGACGCTGAAGCTCGTGGCGGCCGAGGCGCTGGTCCTGAACTACATCGGGGAGTACGGCGTGTCGCCGCCCCGGTGGACGGACCACACGGACTGCGACCCGATTATCCAGGCCGCGATCCTCATGGTCTTCTCGGAACTGTATGCGTTCCGGGGCGACAACCCCGGCACCATCATGTCGGCTCCATCGCGTGACCCCGGAGCCAGCTTCACGCCGGTGGTCGAAGGGATGTTGGGCCGGTTCAAGTACCGGGTGATCGCATGACGGCTGGCGACCTGCGGGACCGCGTGACGTTCTACGAGCCGACCGCGACGACGGACAGCCTGCGGGGGCAGGCCGTCGCCTACACGGTCGTCCGCTGCACGGTCCCGGTGAACTGGCGTGGCCTGACGTCGCGCGAGATGCTGGTCGCCCAGGCGATGGATGTGCTGCCGCAGTACCGGATCACGATGCGGTTCCGCGACGACATCACGACGAAGCTGCGCGTGCAGCGGCACGTCGGGGACTACGGCCAGCACACCACGATGTGTCAGGTCGTCGGCGTGACGGACTCGGCAGGCTCTCGGCAGTGGTTGGAAGTGGATCTGGTGGAGGTCTTATGAGTCAGGGGAAGACGGCACTCGCGGCAGTGCAGGCAGCGGTGATGAGCAAGCTCGCGGCCGATAGCGGCTTGCAGGCCCTCGTGCCGGGGGGCGCGTGGGACTACGTGCCGAACGACCCGGTGTGGCCCTACGTCTGCCTGGAGTCGTCGGAGGAAGTCGGGGCCGACGCGATGGGTGACGGCAGCGGGTCGCAGGGCCGCATGGTCACGCTGGTCTTCACCGTCTTCTCCAACTACCAGGGCCGGACGGAACAGTTCAACATCGTCGACGCGCTCATTCGGATCTTGCGCGAGACGAAGCTGTCGATCTCGGGCTGGATTCAACTGGCAACGTGGCACGATGGCACCCGGGCCATCAGTCCGTTCGAGGTCGGGAACGAGCGAGCCGGAAGTTCGAGCGTGACCTTCCGCGTGCATGTGCTGGAGTCCTGATGACGGACGACCGCACGGCCCAGGCGCGGGAGTGGGCGATTCGGGCGCGGCGGCTGGAAGCGCAGGCGATGCAGTGGATCTACGAGAGCGAGACAGATGCGGTCGCGACTCTGGCGCGTCGCACGCTGGCACAGGCAACCGGCCTGCGTCGGCTCTTGGACCAGATAGGCGGGTGCGTCAGTACCCCCGGTGAGGAGAAGCACGTATGAAGTCAGCGAGTCCGGATGTCAAGATCGAGTTCGGCGCGGGGTCCCCGCTGTCGGACATCACCGCACTCGTCCTGTCGGACGTCGCGCTGGGCGGCGAAGGCATCTTCGTCGACGGCACAGCCTACGGCATGACGAACGTCGTCAACATGGCCGTCGGGATCACCAACCAGCCGGACATCACGCTGGAAGGGTTCTACGACGATGCGGACCAAGGGCC